GTGGCTGCAAGTTCGTTAGCACTAGGTGTAGAAGATACAGCGGATGGTAGTCCAGCAGAACTTAGTACAACTAAATCACCATTAAAAATTGCAGCGGAGTTATTAGCTTTTACATGATACTGTCTAATAGCACCGCCATTGTAGGGTGCACCACCAATCATATTGGTAGGTTTTAACCCAAAAGGGGAAGCAGTAGCTGCCATTTTTCTCTCCTAAAAAGTTAATTACTTTTACCGAATGTCGTAGTTGTCTTTCTATCTGAATATAAAGGCATCCTAGGATCATTCTCACGCATAAAATTATTCTCAACAGCACTTAGCTGTTGATTTGCTTTTTCTTCGTAATACGCTTGACGGCTCTCTGCTAGTTCCGTTGGAACTTTACATAACATTAAACCACCAATTTCAACATTTCCGGACTGCTTAGATGACATATCTAAAGACAGAGCCAACTCCGGATGATCCTCTGCTTTACAAGGTTCCCAACCTTCTCTACGACGAACCGAAACATTGCGAACATCTTCTTGTCCATTTAATGCAGTTCTAACCCATCTAAAGGTATACCCGTCAATAGGTTTAGGGGTTGGTAATTGTTGTGGAGGAACATACGTCATATTTCTAGATTTTTTTTCTCTAGACTCGAGTTCTCGGTCAACACGATTAGTACGATTAGCCATTGTTTCTTTTCTCCTGTAATGCAACTTGTTTAGCATAAACTTCTAATGGAACACCTAACCTTTTAGCAATATTAACTTGAGATCTAGTCAAGGTAATCTTTTTTCTAGGTGTTGTTCGAGTCGCTGGTGCTACCACCATATCTTGTTGGGGATTGTTTTCTTTAGAAGTTGTATCTGCTTCATCATTAACTTCAACAGCATCAAACTTCTCAGGGAAAACTTCTCTTAGCCGAGTGTCTATCTTCTCGTAATAATCATCTGTGCGGGGATCTACCCCTTGTTTTACTAATTTAGAGTGCAGTCCATAAGCAAATGATGTTAATTCATCATCAACCCCAAACCAAGTGTTTTTGTTATACCAGGATAACGCTTTTTCATCTGGTGGTGGAGCTGGCTGTTGAACAGATTGATCTAAAGGTACATCTTTTTTAGATTCTTGTAAAGGGTTTTTATCTTCTGGTACACCATCATGCTGTGGAGTGTATCTTTTCCAGTTTTCTAATTCTACAGACTGTTGAGTTAAATCAGTCATAGCCTCAGAAATTTTACTTGCATCTCCAGCTTCTTGAGCAGATTGAAGGTTGCGTTTAGCTATCTCAACAGATGTTTCTGCTTTTTTCTTAGCATGATCCATTAAGGCTTTTTCACCTTCGCTTAATTGCTTCTTTAATTTATTATTTTCTTCTAAGACTTGTTTAGCGTAAGCTAGAGCTTCTGCTTGTTCACGCCCCGCTTTTTCTTTCTCTCTACGTTCATCATGCCAAGCACGTTTTAGCTCATCTACTCTTTTTTGAACTTTTGCGTTATATTCTTGAACTTCATCTTTAGAGGGATCTTTAGGAGGAGTTTTCATTGGCTTTCGTCCACGATCCTCCGCAGGAGTATCATCTACAACTTCAATTTCAAGTTTTTCTTCTTTTGTTTCAGCTTTAGATTTTGTTTCTTGAGTAACTGGAGCTTGTTCAGTTTCCTCAACTTTTTCATCTACACTGTCTACTACAACTTCATTATCTTGGTTTGCCATTTAAATCTCCTTACGCACGGGTATATCCACGAGGGTCGTCAACAACTGCTTCTACTTGATCGTCATTAATTAATCTAAATTCTTCATCTAATATCTTAAATCTAGTACCAGAATAATTACGCATTATTACAAAATCTCCCTCTTTACACCAAGGTCCAGTAGGAAATTTATGTTCATCAGTATACGCCATGGGACCTAGCTTCAAAACAAACCCAAGACAAGAAGCTATTTCTTCTGCTCGTTTTGTAGCATCCGCTAAAATTATTTTAGCCTCACCCACAGTTTCTTCTATTTTAGGTAAAGTTATAAGTATCTTGTATCCTGATGGTCGAGGCATTTTTACCTCACCGATATCCTCTACTAACTTAGCTGTTTTATCTTTGTCTACAGCACCAATTCTTGCACTCATTAGGAATCCTCTAATTTTCTCGCAGTTTCAATTAAATCAAGGATCTCTCTTTCTGCCATAGCTAATCCTTGAATAACCCCGACTTGAAACCGGTAGTCAGGGAAATTTTGTGCACTTCCGGTCGACAGACCATCAGCGTAATTATTCATGTGTTCTCTAATTTTTTCTACAATAGCTTCTTCAAAAGACTTAGGTTTCATCTATATCCTTTTTATCTATCTGTTGTTGCGGCTCTTGGGGCTCTTGAGGCTCTTGCTTTTGCTGCTGCTCCTGCACTGCTACCTCTTTAGCTATATCAATACCTATTTTCAACCCCTCAAGTTGTTGGTCAGCAGCCATTTGATCTTTGGCTTTCGCGGCATCTACACCGATTCTAGCTCCATCTATCTGAGCTTGAGTGCTAATTCTTTGCTCTTCAACTTTAATTTGATCCGCTTTACCAGCAGAATCCATAAGATCCTTAGTTGATTTACGTTGTAACTCAGCTTGTTTAATTTGTAATTCAGCTTGTTTAATTTGTAATTCAGCTTGTTGCATTTGGACAACTGGATCTTGTTGAGCCTGTTGAGCTTGTTGTGCAGCAATTTGTTGTTTACTTTGACCAAGAACTATATCAGAAGCTCTAGCAGCAACTTTCGATAACTCAAGTTCAGTCTGTTCTGGTAACTCCTCACTAGGTGGTGGTAAATCAATACCCATAGCACCTTCCATCTTCTGCCTATATGCAAACGCTAAATGTTCAGCTATATGAGCCTGTAAATTAGCCATAATCATTTGTGCATTAGGATTTTGCCCTACCATTTGCCTTAATAATGGATCATTCATAGCGTTCATATGAACCTTTATGTGGGCTTCATGATCTTGATATATAAACGCTTTGACGGGTTTTAATTGTAGTAAATTCATATTCTCACTTACAGGATCAAGAGGTTTCTGATCCTCCTCCATAGGAAGTATCTTTTCAACTGTTCGTACTCCTAAAGTTTCTAACATTTGTCTGTGAAGTTGTGCCATATCATATAGTTGAGGGGCTGAAGAAGCTAACTGTAAAACTGCCTGATATTGAACAACTCTCTGTGACATGGTGGAGGAATTAGGATCAGATACAGGTATAACTTCTACATTGTCATAATCAGCTCTCGTAGCTATTATGTCTCTTGAGGTGCTTTTTGGTAAGTATTCATACTTCTCTGGGGCAAATTTAGCAATAATTCCTGCTAATAATTGAAATTCAGACTTCATAGCAGTGTGAATACGAGCTTGAACCGCTGACATAACCTTTAAACTACGCTCTAACAACGCTAAAGTAGTACCAACAGGAGTTTCTTTGTTAACATCTGATATCTTAAGCTCGGCAACAGCCGCTAAAGATCGTCCCTGCTCCACAATCATGTTCATAAGAGCTAATAATGTTTGAGAGGGCTCTTTATAAGGTAAAAATGTAATATTTTCACTAATTTTACCACTAGCGACGTCTACATCCCTAAATTCTCCGGGAGAAATAGGGGTATCGTCACCTTTTATACGTAATCCACGAGTTTTTAACCCCCCTGGTAAGTTACTAAGAGTGCCAGAGTCTACTAATTGCCTTAAAAGGGAAGTTGCAGACTTAGCATGACCACCAATTAAGTGAATTAGACCATATCCATAAAAACCAAATCCGGGAATATAGATGTAATGCACAAAATGTAATCGTTTTTCATATAAATCATCATTTTGATTCCAATTACGCTTGATAGATAAAATCTCACCAGAAGATTTTTCGATAGTTACAACATATGGAACAGCTATATCGTCCTTATTTTTAAGAGGATCGCTCTCTAAAACAAGATCAACGTGCATCTCTAGTAATAAGTACCTATCATCTTGGTAAATATTAGACTCTTCATCACTATCAGGGCGTATTTCAGAGTAATCTGCATCTGCTTCACCGGGATCAGGCAACTCTATGTCTCTATAAAAACCAGCTACTTGAAGTTTTCGCACTTCATTAGCGTTTTTACGCATAATGTGAGTGTATCTTTCCGACGTATGAAGATCGGAAGCCCCATAAGAGATTACAAAATCTTCAGCCGGTATGAAAATAGAGACTTGTCTTTCCAAAGCAGGATCATAATATATTTTTTTAAACGCACTTCCCGCTAAAGCCAAAGACCACAACATTTTTTCATGCTCTGGTCTATATTCCGGCATTTGAACAGTTAGCTGATAATTCATATCGTCCTTAACCCGAGTAGCAGCCTCTTCTTTCTCTTTAGTAACCTTACCTATGATTTGAGTTTTTACAGGTCCCTGGGCAGGAAAAGTTTCCATTATTGCGTCAGCTTGAAATCGCACGACTGCTTCAGATAAAATAGGATTAAAGACACCACAAGCCCCTGTCCAGGGTTCAGTTCTATCTTCTATTTTTAAACCTAAAAGTTTTAAACCTTCTCTATAAGTTCTCTCCCACTCTTTTCTAGAATTTTTATCACTTTGAAATTGTTCTAATAAAGTAGAAGATAAATCTGCAAGTTCATCCTCTCCCATATAGTCAGCAAGATTTGCAGAAAACTCATTTATACCTGTGCCATCACTATCTTTAGTAGGATCAAAAACTATTTCAACGCCCGGGGTAGATACAGTTACTTTCTCGGGATCTTCAATCTCGATAGCTAAATCAGGTTCTACATTTGGTGGCATACCTTGGGGTGTAGTATATAAACTTTTCTCTATGCTATTTTTAGCCATATCATTTTCCTAGTTTTCACTTATTAATAATAAGCAGCCCGTCTGGGACTTTTAAAATACTTAATATCATCAGGCTCATCAGAAGCCAACCTAACAAGCCCACCTTGTCTAAATCGCAAAAGAGCTTGTGTCATGGCATCAACCAAATCATCATGTTCACCCGAAGGGAATGACGCAAATTCTTCTACAACCTCTTCAGCCCACCTAGTAGGGGGGTACCACACTACACCCGAAGCAAAAAAATCAGTAACTGAATTAACTCTCGTGATTTTATCATTTCCACGAGAGGGTGTGTAATCTTGAACAGGAATACCCATTCGTCGTAACTCATATATTAATGGAGAACCTGCTGCTTTCGCTTCTATAATACAACAATCTGGTTCGTACTCTTTATAAAGTTCTAATGCTTTTATTTTTAATTCTGGAAACTCTAATCTAGCTTTAAAAGCATCTAATATAATTACATGGCTGTTTTGACTATTATCTTCTTTATCATCTCTTTTAAATACACCAAGAGTAACACACGCAGAGTAATCAGCACGAGTGCTTTTTGAATACGCTGTGTCCCACGATTGAATTATATAGTCACATAGAGGGGGGTTGGGTTCTCCCCAAACATTCCACCACTCTTTTTTTATCATAGCTCCTTCAGCTCCAGTAGGAGCTTGCATATATTGAGCTGCCCATTTATGTATAGGTAATTCTTCTTTCAGAGCAGTTAATTCCTCCAGACTCCAAAACTCCCCCCATAGGGGCTGTCCGGAAGGAAGTATGGCTGGGAACTCTATAACCTCCCACTCCTCCCCACCTCTTTGGACAGAGGCTTTTACAACTTGAGCTGTTAAATCTCTTTTTGCCCATCTGGTCATTACAACAACAATCGCTCCACCTGGTTGCAG